GCGTACTCGTAGAAGTTAAGGTAGGCGTATTAGTAGCCGTTAAAGTTTGAGTCGCGGTTAATGTTGGAGTATTAGTAGCTGTTAAAGTTTGAGTAGCAGTTAAGGTCGGAGTATTAGTAGCAGTTAAAGTAGGCGTACTCGTAGAAGTTAACGTAGGAGTATTAGTCGGAGTTACAGTTCTAGTAGCTGTTAAAGTAGGAGTATTCGTAGCTGTTACGGTTTGAGTAGCTGTTAAAGTAGGCGTATTGGTAGCTGTTACGGTTTGAGTAGCAGTTAATGTCGGAGTATTGGTAGCTGTTAAAGTAGGAGTAGCTGTTAAGGTAGGAGTATTAGTAGCAGTTACGGTTTGAGTGGAAGTAAGAGTAGGAGTATTAGTCGGAGTAACAGTTCTAGTAGCAGTTAGAGTAGGAGTATTAGTAGATGTTAATGTAGGTGTAGCTGTTAGAGTAGGAGTATTAGTAGAAGTAACAGTTTGAGTAGCGGTTAGCGTAGGAGTATTTGTAGCGGTTATAGTAGGTGTAGCAGTTAGCGTAGGAGTATTCGTAGCTGTTACAGTTTGAGTAGGCGTAGGAGTAGAAGTAGCTCCAGAAGTAGTAGTTAGCGTTTGAGTAGCAGTTAAGGTAGGCGTATTAGTCGCAGTTACAGTTGGAGTAGAAGTTACGGTTTGAGTTGGAGTAGAAGTTAATGTTTGAGTAGGAGTTAAAGTAGGCGTATTAGTAGAAGTTAAAGTAGGCGTATTAGTAGAAGTTAAAGTAGGAGTATTAGTCGCAGTTAAAGTTTGAGTAGAAGTTGAGGTTACTGTCTGAGTAGCAGTTACCGTTTGAGTAGGAGTTGCGGTTAACGTTTGAGTAGAGGTTAGCGTAGGTGTGCTAGTAGCTGTTAATGTAGGAGTATTAGTAGAAGTAACAGTTTGAGTAGCAGTTAAGGTCGGAGTATTGGTAGCAGTTAATGTGGGAGTATTAGTAGGTGTATTCGTAGAAGTTAGCGTAGGAGTGTTAGTAGCTGTTAATGTAGGAGTATTAGTAGATGTAACAGTTTGGGTCGCTGTTACAGTTTGAGTGGCAGTTAAGGTCGGAGTATTGGTTGAAGTTGGGGTAGGAGTTAAAGTTCTAGTTAAAGTAGGTGTAGGAGTTTGAGTTAAAAATACACATGTTGTTATAGATTGTATTACTCCATTCAATACATAGGTTACTTCTCCTATAGCATCATTAGTTACATAGTATCCTGTAGGCAATAAAGAGCAATTATTAGAAACGCCGGAATACACTTTTTCTCCTACAGCTTTTTGAGATAGTTGGGCAGTTAATCCCTTGTAGTAATATGTAGTTACAGTGTTTATGTAAAGAGCAGCTGCAGAACAGGCCTCAGAATAAGAAGATGTAAAATTTGTACACGTGTTGTTTAAACATAGCTCAGTCCAGAAATAATATATTGATAGTCCTAGAGGCCTATTACAAGTAGGTGTGGGAGTACTAGTTAAAGTAGGAGTAGGAGTATTAGTAGGCCCAAAACTAGGAGTAGGAGTAAGAGTAGGTATTATATTCCCTGGGGAATAGAATGCTATGTTTGCACAAGAATCTGTAGATATAGGTACAGTTAGGGAGCATATATATATTTCTTGAAAATCATTTACGTATATAGTTTGTGGCACCCCATTGCAATCCACATACGTAACTGATCCGCTACAAGTAGTACTGCCATCATAATCTCCTCTTACTATCCATATTCCCGGCACTGATGTAGGAGTATTAGTCGGAGTAGGAGTTAGGGTCCTAGTTAAAGTAAGAGTATTAGTCGGAGTAGGAGTTCTGAAAGAAGTCCTAGTATTTGTTACAGATATTGTTGGAGTTAATGTCTTAGTAGCAGTAGCAGTTAATGTAGGAGTCTTAGTTAATGTCGGAGTAAGAGTTTGAGTAGCAGTTAAAGTAGGTGTATTGGTAGAAGTTAATGTCGGAGTTAAAGTTAATCCGGGAGTTGTGGTAGTAGTGGGAGTACTAGTAGCAGTATTACTGGGAGTGTTAGTAGCGGTTATTGTTTGAGTAGGAGTATTGCTAGGAGTAGGAGTTAAAGTAAGAGTGCTGGTAGGAGTAGATGTTTGAGTGGCAGTGGCAGTAATGCTTGGAGTCGGAGTAGAAGTTCTAGTCGGAGTTTGAGTTAATCCCGGAGTTATAGTAGGGGTGGGATTATTATTTATACTTAGCGTTAAATTAGTAGAACAAGTCCCAGTGGATTGTATATACAAATAAGAGGCATCAACTGATACTTCTAAATAATAGCCATTAATTAATTGTATAGCGCTAACTCCAGTAGCTAATATACCATCTGTATCGGTAGATAAATTGAAAGGTCCTGCTCCGCTACCAATAGTGGTAACCTGTACTATTATTGTTTTTTTGTCCGCCATTTATCAACATTGCACGTATGCTATATCTATAATTTGTCCGGTTGCAGGATCAGCATTAAAGTTTATACCGCCTACATTAATTACACTGTATCCTAATATAGGAGTTTGTAATCTAGATCCTCTATATAAAATACATCCTTGAGTTATTGCAGGACAATCTGAATATAAGTTTCTGCTATACGTAGTAGCATCTGCGCAAGCAGAAGCAGGAGTATTTCCATATCCTGAGTTAGCATACAGATACGATACTATCTCAGTAGACGTAGGCGTTAAAGTGGGAGTGAGGCTAGGGGTTGGTGTAGCTGTTAAAGTCGGAGTAGAAGTAGCAGTCAACGTAGGTGTGCTAGTTGCTGTTAAGGTTGGTGTTGAAGATGGTACAAAATTTTGAGTCGTTGTGAGAGTAGGAGTAGCCGTTAATGTGGGAGTAGATGTTGGAGTACGCGTAGGCGTAGGAGTAACAACACCAGCCGATCCTCCATCAATCACACAGTCTATTAATTCAGACACAACGAAACTAAACGAACACATCGGCTCTTTTACTTTCACAACTAACTTAGCATAGTTAGATTCTAAAGTACAAGAAGAATCAGGAGCTACGCTAGTATACTTATAGTAAACTTCATAATTCCCAGGAGTTGATCCCGAAAAAGCCATAGACCCATTAGAAGCCGTTGTAAACATACTAGAGTTAGATCCAGAAAGTACTATGGATCCTGTATTTATAGTCCAATATTTAGGATCGTCATTCGCTAAAGGATATACAACTTTGGGAGATGTTGATTTTTTAAATTCGTAGTAATCATCTTTAGCATACGGAGGAACAGGAAATAGTTTTTGATAGTCCCTATGAGTTATTATAGCTAGCCCATGATCATAAAATATGTTACCTACCTGGATATTTGCAGACCCGGAAATATCGTATATATTTCCCTTTTTATCATCTATCAGATAATAAGAAGACGCAGATACTGAAAATGATCCCGGATATATAGAATTGCCGTATATGTCTTGAGGGAAGGATAGTACTTTAATCTCTGCTGCGCTTTGTGATAAAGATGAAGAAGGTATTTGATTTTGTTTATACCTTCCATCTATATTATTAAAAACAACAGCATTGTTAATAGATGGTAAAGGAATAGATCCCAATACTATGGCAATGTCTCCTGAACTAGAATTATAAGAAAATGTAATATTGTCATTGATATTAGCATTCGTTTCCATATAAAAATAGAAAGCTCTAATATCGTATATTAGATCAATTACTTTCCAATTAACGTTGTTTATTTTAGCAGACCATGGAGTAAGCCCTAAGGAGCTATATCCCATATCCTGATTGAACTCTACTACGATTCTGTTAGGCCTATCAGCGTATATTTTACTAACGTACTGATTCTGATAATCTAAGTAAGTGGGAAAATCTTTATTCATATACCCCACAGGAGTATAATCATAGTAAGACCCAGAAGCTCTGTATATACTAGATCCGCTATAGTATATAGAGGATAGGCTAGATAGATTATTTAAGTAAGACCCGGAAAAATCTTGATAAAATAAATGATTTACCGAGTTGTATACTAATCTTTCATATTGACCTCCAAACTTTGATTCATTTAAAGGATCAAAGCTTCCTGTCATTCTCTTGCCACTGAGAACGATTATATTGTTCTGATTTAATTCACAAGATGTATACTCCCATAGTTTATTAGCTATGTAGGGAACCTCTACAACATCTGCGTTATTTAATCTTTTGAAGGATGACATTTCTATTCATAACAATTTAAAATTCTAGCTTAACTCTACAAGTTATCTGTTTAGTAAAATCTTTAGGCAGTGGCTTACTTAGTTTGGCGACTGCTAGAAGATCTCCACTCGCATTATACATTCCTATAGTTGTAGGAAATGTTTGAGGGTTGTCTATTAATGTAGAATATAATATATTTCCGTTACTATCAATTATTGATGGATTTGTGGTGTAGTTGTATTGAGAGCTTTTTACGTTTACAAAAAAATACCTAGCTGAGATAGTTTCTTGGCTTCTTGCAGAAAAAGATTGTCCGCTACTAATAGCTCTAAAAAGGGTAGAGTTGTTGATATTATATCCGTATGTATAAGAAGTAGCTGCTGTTTCATCTATAGTCAGACCTATTCCTTTATTAGCATAACTTAAAGATAAAGCCCTGGGGTTAAGTACCAGTACTCCCATATCAGGGAAGAATAGTCCGTAGCTTCCACTATTCGTTTGAACAGTTGCTCCATCATAGCTTTTTCCTAAAGTTCCACTAACAACATAATACACTCTATTACCTGCTATAAAGTTTACTAATGAACTATCATTACTATTATCTGTTAAACTGATAGTGTTAGCGCCATTTGTTAATGTTAATCCCCATGTTCCCGGATTCATTGCTTCTTTGAATCTAGCCCTACTTACAGATAGTGCAAATATATCTCTGGAGGCTCCTCCGGATCCTCCAAAATTAAACACCGAATTCTCGTCTCCGTATGCAATATTTCTAAATTGCCCGTATACGTCCCTAGTAGGAGATTTTTCATTAACAGAATTATTAAATAGAACAGAACCGCTACCAGATATATGTCCATAAGCTATAGAATATTGAACCTCAGATCCTGAAGCATCATATTGTAAATTGTATACGTTTAGATAGCTTCGCCCACTAGTAGAGCCTTCCTGAGCGCTAGAGCTAAAGGAAGCCGTTAGTGTATAATAATTGCGGCTCCACATGGGAGAAGTAATTAATTCTAAACTTACTACGCTATCGTCTGGACTAAATTGTATAAAAGACATTATTATCTATTTTTTGTTACAGTTAAAGGAATAGTTATCCTAGCTCCCGAATCTCGACCAAGAACCGTCAGTGTTGTGCTAAGACTGGTAGCAGTACTTCCAAATAGGGTATCTACAGTAGTACCAACTAAAGTAAAAGAAGTACCAATTAAGGACCTACTAAGTTGTGTTCCTGTGGTTGTAGTCAAACTCGGGATTCCTACAGCAGTAGTGTCTATACCTATAGCAGTAAAGGTAGAAAGAAGCCTAGCATCACCCACAGTTACTATATAGCCGTTAGGCTCAAAAGTGCTGGTTGCTCCTAAATAGTTTAATGTCGAAGGAGTTATTACAAGAGACCCAGCTTGTTTTAATGTAATGGAGTTATACCCTACATTTATTACAGGGAGTTTACTAGTTCCTCTAGGAAGAGTTACCAACTTGTACTTCATTACCTGCGTTTCATCAGGAAAAGCTTCTAACAACGGCATGTTTTCTATGGCTTGTCCATAAAAAGCAGATCCTGAAGGATGATTAGGATTATACAGGGTATAATCTATTTCATCATCAGCGAGAGAAAATTGAGTTATTCTGAAGGAGCCGTCATTCCTGGCGAGTAGCTCTCTACCTTTTCTTGTTAAGATGGCATCTACAGTAACTACAACATTATTTAAGTATCCCAATTTTATATAGTTTAGAAGTTAGTATTGTAATTTGTATATAAATATCAAAATTAAGGTAATTTATCTTATCCGCTCAAAACTTTTAATAGTATTGTATCTTTTATTGGGTTTATTATATTACTTGTATTTTTTTCTATTTCTTTATCTAAATTAAAAGGTATTACTAAAGAATTAGAAGATATACCATCCGCTTTTTTATATTCTATTATCAAACTAGTTTCATCTTTTACTCTTTTAAGTATAGCAAAAGACCTAGAATTTACTTTTGCCGGATTTACTCTCCTATCAAGCTTAATTCTTAGATTTGATATTACAGTATCAACGTTTCCTATTGTTTGAATTACCGGAGGAGTTACAGACTCTATAAAATATAGTTCCGGCTTTATTGAAAAGTATGTCCCAAATCGAACTACGTCACCAGGCTCAAAAACAAACTGAGATTCTACGGAACTGTAGTAATCCCCAATAGTCAAAGTTTGACTTGAAGTAGGAGGGGAAAAAGTACTATTATTGTATAATAGTGAAGAAGTAACATCAAATTCAATAGTATCATCACTTAATGCAGTGAACATAGCATAAGTAGCAGTAGTTCCTATTATATCTTGGTCAAAATCAAGAGTAATTTGAGAATTTATTTCATCATAAACTTCAAAAAAAGATTTAGATTGATCCCCTGCTCCTATTTCAAAATACACACTTTCGGATCTTCTAAACCAGTTCATTACCTCAACTACATAGAACTTTAATCTTAATTTATCGTCTTTATCTAAAGATCCTATTTTTTCGTTTTTAAATACACAGTTAAACTGAATGTTAGGATTTCCTGAGGATTCGGGAGACCAGTCCATGTAAATTGAACTATTAGCTTCGTCTACTCCTATCTGATTTAAAGGATTACTATTAGGTATATTTGTAGCTTCTATTTTAGAAACTGCAACAAAGTTCCATGTTGATGTCCCTACTGGTTGTTTTTCTAAAATACCGACAACTTTTAAAACAGAGGGGCCAGGATCAGGATTTGATGCGTATGATATTTTAATAGGAATGTTTAAATTTACAGCATAATTAGAATTTCTAGGAGCTTGAAAATACGAATACCATTCCCCTCCAGACAAATTAACTTTCATGGCCCCAACACTATCCGGAGTGGCGTACCCTCCATATGAAGACCCAGACTGATTAGGTATAAACCAATCCATCGTATAAAAAAACTTCCCCCCTCCAAGGTTACCTGGGTTATCGGCTGAAAAGCTTAAATTTAATTGACTATTATAAAAATTTACACCAGACCTGGTTCTATACGGTCCTGTAGTTGTTAAACTTGCGTTGTTGGTATAAGGCCACTGAGTAATTGGGGCTCTATTGAAAGAAAATGGTATTCCCGGTTTATCTACTCCGTCTATTTTAAAATATGTCCAAATATCGGAAGTATCAGTAAAGTTAGTATCCGTATTACCTACAGTTTGAAATACAAATGAAGATGTGCTTACGCTCTTAACTCCTAACTTATTATCAGTAGTTTCTTTGGGTGTATTATATATAAATTTTAAAGTTTCGTTCAATTCCCTGAACACTATAGGAGAATACCCATACCCAGACTCGTATATTACTTTGTTGCCATCTAATCCTATTTGACTACTAGGATTATTTCTGTCAAGTAACGATATATTAACTAAATCTCCTTTTTTGTAGATATTTTGAACTTCAAACCAGTTTTTATTTTTTCTAGACAACTCAGTTAAAGATCCTGAAGCATCTATCAAATATTTTACAGTTATCGTAGTTTTATCAAAGAAGTTTAAGCTTCTCTCAGTTGTAGGGTTTGCCCATCCAAATTTTGTAGTATTTATGTCTATTGCAGCAGATTTTCCGTAAGAAATGTCCCCATCAGTATAAAAAGTGTACTTTTGACTAGTAGTTTTAGCTCCTATATATCTAGGACCTAGATAAGCAATATCATCATATTTCCAATCTTGAATTTGAACCGGCTCTAGTATTTTTTGATAAGGGTTTACTTTTTTAAATAAAATAGAATCAACGCTAGAAGATACGTTGTTTATAGTAGTATTGTAATCCGATCTTATAAACTTTTCGTAATCTATACTCATAGATATGGATTTCTATTTTTCTCTAAAAATATAGCGTATATGTCTATCTCGGAACCAGATAATTCCCCTGTATAGAAATCCCTTCCGTCTCCAACACCGCTACTATAAATACTATCTGCTGTTAAATTTGATCCGGATATTTCAGAAAAATACGCATTATACTCAGAATCTCCAGAAACAGGAGGAGTTTTAAATTTAGGCCTTTCTAATATTGGAGATTTTATTGTTAATCCTGTACTCACATTATCTCGAGCAGGTACAAAATCTAATATCATTTTAAAAAGAGCATTGTCATAAAATTGTATTAGTCTGACAAAGTCTTTATAATTGTACTTTGATTTGTATTTTTTATAATACTCTTCATTTAACAGCACTAATCTAGGATAGTTTTCTAAAGTAGATTCTTTAGGATTTCCTATATATTCGTCTAGATCTATCGTTGTTCCATAATTGCTTATGATATCTTTATTTATCTCGTTTTGAGGAGAAAAAGAAACATCAGTAAAATGTAAATCTTTTGTAAAGTACACATTAGACTCATCCTCTAATCTCAAAATATTAGATAATACGCTACCTGTTATGTTGTTATCAACAATCCTAACTTTATTATTTACAGGAATAGAATAAACAGAATTTGGAGAAGTTGCTATATATTCTTCTATATTACTAATATAGTTAACTTTATTTTCAAAATTACTAAAACTTGCACTTTGGCTTACAGAAGTATTATAAAATACTCTATAAGAATAGTTAGGATGTATAGATTGAACTGTCGTAATTAAAGAATGATTATAATATGACAGATCGTTCCCTAAAGCAAACCTTGCTACTAAATCTTGATATGAAGACCCACTAACATTTCCTTGAATTGATTCAGGATTTAATACGTGAGAAAAAAAAGTAGATTGAGATAGAGGAGCAGCCCAATATCTAAGTTCTTGATAATTGCCTACAAATCTATTACTAGGGTAAAAATAAGTGTCGGTAGTTAAACCAGAAGATCCTAAATATAAAGTTTGATTAGGGTTTGACCATGCATAGTTGTAAGAGGATGAGAGAGCTCCATGAACAAAGATCGATGAAGAAGCTCTGTGGCCTACATATGTATCTATCTTATTAGCAACAACTAGTGTATACGATTGAGTAACAGAGTTTTGAGAAGCGCTAGTGTGATTTTCTCTTCTAAGCATTATATTCCACCAATCCACTTCCCCGGTAGACCCAGTATTATATATTGGAAGAGATACGCTAGAACTTACTACTCCGGCACTTCCCGATAAATAGAAATTTAGTTTGCTGTAAGGAAATCCTAATTGAGAGTCAGGTCTGATATCTACCCCAAAACTCCTTTTCGTGGATCCAGTATCCGCTACTTCTAATATAGATGAGGTAACAAAATATGTATTTTTTTGAGGTTTAAATCTGAATTCTATTGTATCTGGTACATAGCTTTTAAAAATAGGTGTAGCTGTAGAATACAAAGAATTCCAGGGAACAGAAATACTAGCAGATCCTGTAGTGTATACAGAGTAAGAGAACCTACTATAGGTATATTCTACAGTCTGATTCGATTTATCAGACCCTCCAAATTGAGTAGGAGATAGTACTGTGTATGGTATTCCGTATAACGTAATCAAATCGTCTATACCATCGTTTGTGCCTTTTTTCTTTAATAAACTGGGTAAATTATGGTATATCCTTTTTAGTATTTCTTTTTGAACGTCCTGTCCAGGAACTATTTCTGCGGAAGCGCTTACCAATGTATCATAAGGAGAAGATTGATTTACATAACTTCCTGATATTGAGGACCCTACTAAATACCTATATAAATCATCGTTTGCCTTTGAATTATATAATTTTACGCCTAAAGACCTTAAAGCAAAATATACTAAATCTTTAGATATGCCTTCGTTAAGATTATTTTTTGCTCTGTATAAATCTGTAATTGATTTTATGTAAATCCATATGTTATCAAAATACTGACCCATCATTTCTACGAACTGGTCGAACTTTTCATTTTGTTCATCCATCCTGAGATACTCTGGGATCGTGTATACTAAGTTGTTCTCGTTTTGATTGTCATACTCGGAAGCTTCATATATCTGCCCTCCGTAATATGCACTATTCTCGTTTAAACTTCCTATCCAAGTAACTGCTTCTGATCCTGTGCTAGGATATAAAGCATATGGTTTACTGCTTCCTGATTTAGGCCAGGACTTAGAGCTAGTTTCATAATACAAAAAATTTTCGTACCCATCAAAGTTTGCTACAATATCAGTAATTTCTTTTTGTATAAGATACGCACTTTGACTAGTATTTGTTGAATTAGTATAGGACGGAGAACTTTTAATTAATTGTAAATCTTGATTTTTTGATTCAAGACTTTTTACTTTATTTATAAAATTTATTAATCTTCTAGTTGCAGAAGAAAAGTGTATAAAACTATTATAATCTTCATAATCTATACTTATTGAAATTCCCTTTTTATTTAATTTATTTATTAAATTTTGATATGAAAATAAAGAGTCGTTACTTAATATTGTTTTTTTATTATAGTAATCAGAAATAGAATTTGCTTTAAAATCTACTTCTATATTAAAATTAGCAGATTTTAAAAAAGGGATTTTATTTTTTGTAACGCTAGGAGTTACTTGTACCTCATATACTATCGGCGTAGCCATTTCTTCTACAAACCATAAAGTAGCCTTTTCAGAAAATTCTTGAGGTAATGGCTTATATAACTTTACTAATATTGAAAAAGGAGTGGTATTTGTATCTAATGCTATGTTTACCGCATTAACTAATTTATTATCTCCAAAATTTATTAAAAAATCTTTATAGTAATCAGATGATTGAAATTCATCTATAAAATTAAGAGTTCCTGATTGTATTACGGCATCTGATAACTGGTTAGAAGAAATTCTTAGTTCTGTTCTATTAGGAGATATTGTTTTTATAAAGAAAGGCTTACCAGATACGTTTACTATCTTTTTTCTTAATATGTTATAGACTACTCTATATTTTCCAGATATATACCCTAAGTCCTCTATATACTTTCCTGGGAATAGTTCTAAATAGTTAGTAGTAGTATCTTCTTCTCCTTTTAAAGTTGGAGGTATGGAATAACCTTTGAAATTATAATTAGAGTTAATTAACTTATTGTTGGCAGAATATACATGCGTCTCTATGTAATCTTCCGGAGCTCCAAAATTTCTAATAAAATCTATAGATGTTACTAGATTTTTATCTACAACATCGTAAGAATTTAAGTTTATATCCAGCCTTTTTTCAGATAGTACCATTAATATTATGAATTAGATAGAGAAAATAATTGTTGTCTGAGAGATACATTTTCTTCCCTTAGCTGTCTTATTTCTTCCTCAAGTTCTTCTATGCTTATTCCAATATATTCAGTAGACCTAGCTACTATAGTTTCATGAGAATTAGAACCACTAGGAGGAATATCAAAAAAAAGAGTATCGTACTCATCAAAAAACTTATCTACATCAATAGTAGGAGCTACAGCCTCTGTTTGAGTACTTGGGATTAATTCTGTAAATTGAACATCCACAGTATTTGTGAATGTGCTTTTTCCATAAATCTGTCTCTCTACAGGTATGATTTCCCCCATATTATACTACTTTAAAAAAATACCTATTGTCATAAATAATAGTAGATCCACTTACTTTTGTCTTTATAAGAAGTTTATAATATCTCTCAGGCTCTAAACCATACATATATACATCAAAGTAATTCCCAGATTTATCCGCACTTATTTTAGTGTAGGTATCATCAAAATCTACTACGTTTAAATTAGATTTTACATCCTTAATAGCATAATAAGAGGAACTAGGCAAGTACTTAGGCTGTGTATATAAAGAAGAGGTGCTAAAGGTTCTTGTTGGGTACTTATCTCTTACGTTTAGCCTAAACCTATATATTTCGTCCTCGCTGTATATTTCTTTATTATTTGAAATTGTAACGTCTATATCTTGTGTGCTTATAGGAGTCGCAGTAGACCCACTAACAGAAAATGAAGAATCATCCCACTTTATTTCTAAATTAGGAGGATATACTGTATTGGTGTCTCTAGAAAAGAAAGATAGGAGGTAATTATAAGCCGGATCGAACTCTAACGATCCAGAAGTTTTTAATAGGATCCCATTATTAGGTATTGTTCCAGATACGTAGCTTTTAACTATTGGAGTTACATCTAAACATATATCTTTATTAGTATATACTCCAAAAGATTGAGTAGCTGTGTAATTAGTATACCATACTCCCCCTCCTATATTAGATGTGGTAAAAGACCCAGTGGTATTTGCAGCAAAGCTAGAAGTTTCCCAAGGGCTTGTTTTACCTGAGTTTCTATACCTCCAAGTAGCCCCATTAGATACCATAGGAGAATCTCCATACTTGCCTGTACCCATATCCCAACTCCCTGATATAGGAAAAGCTTCTATAGTGTAGTCTGTGGGTAACGATGTAGCATCTGCCAAATATATGTTTAGATATGCCTTAAAATCTGAACTTTGAACATACTTATCTTTAACTTCTTGAATATCTAAGTCAGAAAATTTAATAAGGACTCTTGCTGCTGTAGATTGGCTTATATATAAAAGGCTAGTATTTTTAGAAAATTCTAAAATAGAATCCATTCCTGTATTCATGTCGTTATAATCTGAATACAGAGTAGTATCTTTTTCAGCGAATATTTTATATGCTGCCATTTTATATATTTACATATTGTGTGCCGGGTATAAACTGTTTTTTATCATGCATTTCTTTAAGCTGTCTCCAACTGTATCCGAGGGTTTTTTCAAAATGCGGAGGATCTTTAAAAGATCTCCAATCTCCTCCCCAATCCCATCCATTTCTTTTAAAGATTCCTACTACTTCCATCCAATCTGCTTTTCCATCTTTATCATAGTCTACAGTTGTTTCATAAGAAGCAGTCTCATATTTACCATCATTATTAGTATCTAAAAGAAGTATTATATCTAAAGCTAATCCATAGTTATGAATAGATTGACCAGGAGCAGCATTAGTTACCTTTCCTAGTCGATTACCTTTTGAATCGAATAGTTTAGTCCTTCCCTGAGCATATATGTCGGCTTGCTCTTGAAAAGTCCTTAAAGTGTATACAAATCTGCATATAGCCCTTCCAGATAAAGCCGGAACAATTTGACCTCTATATATACTTTCTACTTCATTCCTAACTTTAGGATGCATTAGTTTTATTCTTTCTAATGTAAGATTATCTTCCATTTTATAGATTTTACATAGTTATTACTCTACCGTATATGTCATTGTCTGGATATCTTAATTCAAATATAGAAGGGTCTAAACTTGGATATATAACATTATTTTTTGTAGCTCCTTTTATATCGTAAGCATATGGGGAATACCCGGAAGATATTCCTTGTTTGTTTACAATCTCTATTTTAGATACATTTTGAACTCCTTTAACTTTGCAAAGTACCAAATTATATAGCTCAGAAAGAACTATAGGTTGATTTATTTGCCATTTATCAATATTAAAGTAGTCTCTAAATATGTCTATGCATTGAGTAAGAACTTCTCTATTATTGTAAGAAGGCAATACAACTATATCAAAATTAAGTCCTATATTAATATAATATGCATTTTTTATATTAATTGCGTCTGTTGTTATTTTATAAATACTCAAATAATTCTTTAAATTTTGTTTTATACCGTAACTAGTATTCACAAGTTTTTTATTAGCATCAAAAGATAGAACGTACATACTTAAAGACAAAGGATTACTATTTAAGAAATCTACTGATTGATTTTCGTTAAAAGATAAATCTTGTGTAATGTAAGCTTTGGCAATAGTTCCAAATTTAGAAGGCATGCTTAAAGCTCTTATAATATGATCTTCTTTTGTAACATTTCTTAATTGAGTTGGAAAAGAGGCCATCGTTCTTAAACGTATATCTTCTACAGTATCACCGGAAGCACCTCCAGATGATGGGTCTATATTATTAAACCCTACAGAGTTTCTTATATATGCTAATAAGTTTTGATTTAGAGTAGTGCTATTTAAAGAAACAGTTTTAGTGTTAATTTCAGATATGGACACTATAGTGTTAGAAGGAACGTTTGTTTCAGCTCCGCCTCCTATAAGATATCTTACTGTTAATGTAGTATTTGCTGGGGCTAATCCATAATCTCTAGTGTATACAAAATTAGCGGGATCATAGGCGGTATTTAATTTGGAAATAGAATCTATGACTCCCATTCCCACATTATCCGGATTTGGTATTATTTCTTCGTCCGGATTAGATACCATGCCTGATCCAAATTCCAGAACTAACCTGTCGTTAGAATTGAATCTAGTTACATACCTTCTCGATACTTTTTTTAATTTTAATAAATATGGAGTAGTATCAGCGTATTGTACTAAAGTTGGATCGTTAAGCTCATTGTTAGCAACTTCCAAAAATACAGTGCTTTGAGCAAGATATGGAACTTCAAACCAATTGTTACCGTCACTATCAATAACACTTAATATTTGTATTACGTTGCTATCAGGCAGTTCTACGGAAGCGAATTTTTCAGGATCGGTAAAAGAAAAAGTTGCTGTAGTTACTTCACCAGCTATTGCTTTTACTTTCTTTTTAAATAAGTAATACTCAGGTTGTCCTGTTGATTGATTTATTTGGTATATAGATATATTAGTAGGATCAGCAGAAGAAGAAAAGCTAAAGTCTACAAATTCCTGAGTTACAAATACAGGTCCTTGTTGAGTATTAGCTCTTATTTTTGCTTCTTTATCTACTACCAAACAGTAATTATAATCAGGAAAAGCAGTACTTCCTGATATTATAGCCGGTATCTGCTGGAAGACTTCTAAGTCTACTATTGCAGTAGATGTTACCTTTGGCCTGTATCCTAAAGAGTAGGCCAGAGATAACAGGTTCTGCTTATCTTGAGCAAACAGTAAAAAGTTTTCCTGAGTCTGCTTATCTAAGTAAAAAGAAAGAACATCTCCCACATAAGATGCCATTTCTATTAGCATACTACCAGGAGAGGCCTCAGTAAAATCATTGTAGATTTCCGGGAAATAGTTTTTTGCGTATTGTACTAAATCGTTTTTAAATCCGGAAAAATCTTTATTTATATATTTTATGTCTTTATCTGTCATCAGGTTATTTTCATTGATAATGTGTCCTCTTCAGTATTTAGCCTGTAACTTAATTTTATATTTAAACTATTAGTATTATAATCAGGAGTAAATATTAAATCTGTTACTGTTATATTTGGAAAATATAAAGAAATTTCGTCAATTAAAGACTCTCTTATTTCTTCCAGATTAGACATTTGTTTAAATATCAAACTTCTTAAATCAGCTCCAAAATTAGGATTGAATACTCTTTCTCCCTTATTAGTCATCAAAAAATTCAATAGGTTAGATTTAACCTGATCTTTTGTATTATATGTAATTTGAAATATCCGTACGGGGTCAAAAGGTACTTTTATACCTATGCCTCTATTTTTATTTATATCTAGAGTATTAATTTTGTATGTCTTCCTCTTTCTCAACTTAGCTTGTTTTTTCTTTTAAGTTTTTCCATAAGGGGGAAGACTTGTCTATAAAAGGAATAGGAGCGTCAACATCAGGAAGAGTTCCGTTTACAGAAAGATTAGCAGCGGATTCAGGAGACATTCTTATGTTTGAAGATAAGTTACTTGTTGTTCTGCTTATAACTGTTTTAAAATCATCTCCCACAGCTTCTCGTATCTTACTTTTTAGATCTGTGCTGATCCCTTCTCCATACGTCTCTTTTTTCATGGGAACGTACCCTTCTTTAATAACTTTAGCTAAAAGAAGCTTTACTTCTTTCATGTCTTTTTTAACGTCTTGTGACTGGTATTCCTCTCGAATAGTTTCTTTTACTACCGATTTTACCGTTTCTTTGATTAATTCTTTAATTAAGAATAATTCTTCTTTAGTCATGGCTTATATAAATATAATGAGGATTAAATTATGATTGAATATTTAAAATTGTTTTTAACTCTTGAAGCAATTCTTCAGGAGTAGAGAAAAAACTAGGAGAAGTTTGTTGTTTTACAAGACCTGATTTTTTTTCGTACGCTCTTGCAATAATTTTATCTTCTTGGTATTTTTCAACTTTAAGTATATACTCTACTTGATTATTGTCAACATACTCTTCCGTAACCGATTCTGTAGTAATATCGTTTTCATTATTAGATAAAAGTTGACTTGCTATTACTTTTGTAGCCTCATCAAAAGTCATGTCATTTCCCTTATTTTTTTCATCCTGTATTATTACAGAAACCTGTAAATTTTTAAACTTTTCCGATATTCTTTCAAAACTTTTTAAATTTTGCTTAAGTTGTTTTTTTAATATAGATGAGTACTCTTTTATTATATCCTTTAAAAATATTATTTTAATTCCCTGCTTCAAAACTTGGTATATCGGCCCAGTGCCTGGGTTTGAGGATAATGCCAACTCCTGTATGGTTAAGGCGGTTTGGAGGGTGGATATTCCTGTTTGTATTGTATTTAAAGTTTGCAAGGTGGTTTTTAAAACAGTTAGTGATTTTTGAATGGATCTAATTTTATTAGATATGTTTTCTTTTATAGCGTTTGCTTCTTGAGCATCTTCAGGTTCCACTGATATAACTATAGTATTACCTTGTATTGTTACTCTTCCTTTATTGTCTACGGATTTAATTAAATCATCAGATAGCTGATTTATTTTAATTTCTACAGAGCTTGTTAAATTTCCTAATTTTGAAATGACATTAGTTATTATAGTTCCAAAAGGATCTTTTACAGACGATAATACATTTTCTTGAATATCGTCTATAGGATTAGACGCTTGAGATTTTGTATTTCTTACAGATTCTATATTTTGAGAGGAGAGGGCCATTATATCACATTTGTGGTTTTAGATACTATTTTTGAATCCTTAATATTTTTATATTCTTTAGTGTAAGAGATTAAATCGTTTTTTAATATTCTTGCAGAAGCGTCTATCTGCACAAGAGAAACAACACCAACACCAGTACCTTTAGCAGAGGTTATAGAATCGCAAAACTTGGTAATAGCTTGTACTACTAAGTTTATATACTCTATAGTTGAATAAGCCTTCGCAACTGGTTCATTTCTAATTCCTTTGTAATTCTCAGGCAATCCTAATTGAATCATAGGAGAATTGATAACCATATAATTTTTCTTAGGGTCTGGATTTTGCAGAGGTCCTATGTTAAAATGAATCTGATCTATTGCTGAAAACCCTATTGTTTTTTTAGAAGTTAAAAATATAGAATCGGCTTTAGAATTTAATATTAACCTATCGGATGTTAGAATGACATAGTTATCTTTATACGAATTAAAGTCTATAAACCCCCCAGAAGGAGAAGGAGCTTCTCTATTAGCTGTTAATACCGGCTGCATATATTTTTTATTTATCAAAGAATCTTACAGATCCTCCTGATTCTTTTAAATTTTTTATATTCAATATGGTACCCCCTGCAAATCTTTTAGATCCAGGATCAAAGACTATTATCTTATCATCATCTGTTATACCTACTACTGTAACAAAATGGCTTTTATATCCATAATTACTAGCCCTCTCTAATATAAAAGGTTTTACATAATTATCTTTTTTTCTACTCTTACATATTCTTTTTAATTCTTCATACGAATTAACTTTTCCTGAAGGTAAAATAGTTTTCTTGAAGTTTACTCCAAATCTTGATGCTACTGTTTCTGACCTCATATTTCCATTTTTATCATTGCACGTAGAAACATTCCGTTGTGTAGCGTTTGGTATTCCATAATAATTTAATACCATGGATATCGTAGTAACATAGCACCAAGTACTTCCAGCAGGTTGAGCTTGCCATTTAACTTTAGGATCAATATAAGAGGATAAAGGACTGTTATTTTTAGGAGCTCCTGTATTAGTAGTAGCCTTATCTTCTTCCTCTACGGTAATTTCTTTAAATACAGACACTTCATCAACTTCTTCAAAAGGAACTATATCTCCCCCCTCAGTTAAATCAAAAGGTTGCTCAGCAAACTTATTCTCTTCTAGAATGAATTCGTCAGATTTTTGATTACTCTCTATCTTAGGATCTTCTTTCTTATTAACATTTGTAATCTCTTTTATTACCGGAGGAGGATCGTCTTTTATATCCGCTAGGTTGTCAGGTTTAGTTTCTTTTGGTATAGTCGGTTCAATATAATTACTTAGAGGATTTTGATCTATCTTATGTTTATAACTATCAAAATTAGGACTTGCTACTTTTAAAGCAACACTCTGTCCATCTAACATGTATAAAGAAGACCCATCTAAATTTATATCCTCGTATATAGCAATTTTAGAATCTGTTACATCTCTCTGAGAATTTATTATGGCTACTACCGGACTTCTATTTTCCCCTGAATACGGGCTATTAAACCCAGATATCGTAGACCCAAGTCTTATGTAATTTCCTGATCTCCCTTCAATTGAGATGTCTCCAGGAGCCTTTATTACTCTTTTTATCTTTCCTGTTTCTTTAAATAAGCTAGTAGGAGGGTTTACTCCTGCCTTAGATAAAGAATCGTTAGGAATAGAGTTATGTTCCGTACTATTCCACACAGGGATTACATTTATATAATAGTATTGAGGTAGATAGTTTTGTACAGAAGACTGAGCTTCATAAGTAATGCTTCTAATTAGCAACACTACTTCATTTATTATGGGGAACTGAGTCACATTAGGATTTATCGGAAGCGCAGAGATTACATCAGTGCTAAAGTTATTGTTTATAAACGGGGCGCATTCTATGAGCCCCAAAGACTTCCACCCTCCGTACTTATCAAATTTTTCTTTGTTACTACTATCTAAAAGAACAAAAGTAACTCTAGCTATAGAAAAAGCATACTCTACTTTTGGATTTTGTAAAGTGTTTGCTATTCTATTTGCTGATCTAGCAAAAGAATCTAATCCGCTTTTTATACTGTTTTCTAAAGCCACTTTCTAATATTTACTTACAGCGTATAAATAAACGTTGTAATAGTATTCAGGAGTTTTGTTTCCTATTTGTCCCGCATACCCGTACCTTCCTACAGAATTAGGTATGCTAGCCCACGTTTTGTGCAAAGAGTCTAATATATTTTTGAATTCTACGTTATTTGAGTAAGATTCGTTTTGTTTTGCTTTATCGTATGCTTTTTTTAATATTGAGTCGTCAACTTTATCTGATATAAGATTATACGCAGAGTTATCTTGGTTTATTTTACTAAAAGCAAGATTTCCTTTGTTTATTCCAACCCAAGTGGAATATAAAAACTGGTACCGACCAGCTGCATTAGAGTATAAATCTTTTCCTGTAGAATCTCTTCCAACGTAAACAGATATTTTAGGATGCCCTTTTTCATATGCTTCCTGCCATTCATCTATAATCTTAAAAGTCACAACCACGTTGTACTCTTTAGAAAACCCTGCAGTTCCCTCAGAATAAGAAAGCATGTCTAATATAGGTCGTGCATAAACGGGTACGGAGTTTGAAACATTTCCAAAACCATATATTTTTTTAGACTCTAGATTGGCTGGAGTATTCGGAGTATTCCCTGATACTGGTTTAGGAGGCTTAGGAGCTTCTTTTTCTACGATTACTTTCTCCTCTTTCTTTGTCTCTTCTTTTTTAACAGGTTCTATTTTAACAGGTTCTATTTTCGGCTCAACAATGTTTCTTTTTTCTGCCGGAGTGTAATCTTTTTTATAGCTTTTAAAATTATCTGTGCTAAGAAGTAGAGAAACGTCATGGCCTTTTAAAAAATATAACGATGATCCATCTTTATTGATATCCTCAAAAGTGGAGTTATTAGTTGTATTAGAGGTCTCCCTATTGTTAGATACAACTAAAAAAGGAGATCTATTTGCTCCCTTAAAGACATTGTTAAACCCTTCTATGGAAGACCCCAGCTTTATGCTATTTTTAGTTCTACCTTCTATAGTAAAGTCTCCTGGGTTTTTAGATAGCCGGGAAAATCCTAGCTCTTTAAATAATCCGGATATTTGTGATACAGGATCATTAGAATCCGGAGTGACGTTATGTTCCGGGGAATTCCAAGTGTTTAGTACGCTCATATAATAATATTGCGGATCATAGTTTGGAATGCTTGATTGCGCAGAGTATCTTATGAGCCTTACCACAGCTACAACTTCATTTAAAAGAGGGAATTTAGTAATATTGGCGTTTAAAGGAAGCGCAGAAAACACTTCCCGGTTCTCAGTCTGATTGTTAATGAACTGGTAGAATTCTATAGCTCCTATAGATTTCCATCCTCCGTACTTATCAAACTTTTCTTTGTCGCTGTCATCTAAAAGTACATAGGAAACCCTAGCAGGAAATATTGACACGTTATTTTCAAATTGACCTGCCATTATGATTTTGCAATACCCTTTTGATCTTTTACTGCTTTATCTGCAACGGATTGTTGAGCTAACTGCAAAAGCTGATCCCTTTCAGAATCGGTAAGAGAGTCGTCCCCAGTAGCCTTTCCTCTGCTTATAGCATTTTGAACTATGTTAGCCATCTTTATGAGAGCATCATCGTTTTTAATGGTTAACTCCATGTATTTGGCTATTAGAGGCACCATCATTGTAGCATCTCCTATATTTTGTATTAGGTCCTGGAGTTGGAGGATCAGGTCATTAATCTGCTTTTCTTTAGTAGATGACCTATCGTATATTTCTTTTAGTATATCGGAAAAAGTTTTCTTCCCAAATACTACTTCATCAAAGTTTGCCATTTGTCAGTTTTTAATAAATATCCTCTTCATCAGTTTCTACTCCTCCGTTTCTGTACGCCTCGTTCAAAAGCTTCTTGTAGGTCCTTTTAAGCTCCTTCATAACTTTTGTTATAGCAGGGGTGTTTTGCCCTGTTATCTCCCTTATATAAAAATAAAATTGCTGTTTATTGAAAACATCAAGATTTTCTCTTCTCTTGAATATTTCCATAACAGCAATCGCTATAGATTGATCCGTCTCAGATGGAAATATTTTTTCCATGTGAGTACCTACATGCTTTATATAAGTGTTGACAAACTTTAATAACTCTTTATCCGAGTTCTGATTTAATATCTCGTTGTAAACCCTTTTGTCCTCGTCTACGTCTTCTAATTCGGCTTTAGACTTTAATTTCTTATAGTTATTTTCATTATATACTATAAGATACCTTTTAGCAATCGTTCCAAAAAAAGAGTAAGCCTTTCCAAGATTTCTATCATATCTATGGAATTTTTCCAATAAAAAAACCACAACCTCATGTTTTAAGTCCTCTACATTATCCACTTCGGTGTAGTAGAACTTGAAGGTGTGGATTATATTCTCTACCAGCTTGTGTAAGCTGTAGTTAATATGTTCTTCAAAAAGCCTATTCTTTTCTAACTCATCTGTAGATTCTATATACTTTACAATAGCATCCTCCGTCTCTTGAGTAAAATACTCTCTAGAGGTCTTCTTTTTTCTTTTTCTGAGTTTGCCTGATTTAGTATATATCTCAAGGTTAAGTTCTTCCTTTTCTTTCTTTTTCCTGGGCATAATAATTTAAGGGGTTAAAAATTGTTTTTTTCTCCATAACTAAAAATTTAAAGGTTGAGCAATATTTAATAATCACTTTTTTTCTACATCCTCTTCTTGAACGTAGTTTTTAAAATAAGCATCTAATCCCAAAGAAACATTCATTAATTCTTTGAAAAAGAATCCAACTTCATCATCTGCTTCAAAGGCTCCCCTGGAGTCTAACTCCTTTACTTTTTTGTGAGCCTCTTCAATCATAGTTTTAAACTTGACAATGAACTCTTCTTTCAAGATGTTGTCTTCTTCATATTTTTCTACTTTAAGCAAGAGATTCCTTATAACCAATAAGGAAACAAGCAAGAGGATCGAAATTACAATTAAAGCTGTCAGCATATCGACTATTTAAAAAATTTAGACACTACATTACTTGCTACTACTTTTTTCGCAACCTCTTTCTTTTTAATAGAGGCGGCTTTGGTACTCAAAAGATCAGCTTGGTGAATAACGTAGGGGAGAAAAGTTTTGAGTTCGTAATCTTCGCTGTAGCTTAAAAAATAAGGCTTGTTAGCTTCGTCATACAACCCGTCATACAGTTTTATCGCCAGATATTCCTTATCTGACATTCTCACCCCTCTGTTGCTTAGAGTCATCAAAGACCTATCTGCTACTTTCATGTACTGCAGTTTAGGGTTTAAGACGTAGACAGTCCCTTTTTTAATCATCCACTCCTCTGTACACGGTACGTAGTAATCTTCCGTTTCCGTACCAATCTTCCCCAGATCGTGATTTAAAGCAACAAAAGCAAGCTCTTCCCAAGAGAAATCCAACTCTCCTACCATTTCTTCCCAAACATCATACAGAAGAGCAGCGGCCTTACAGATGTCTAAAACATGCAGAACATACCCCCCTGGGAACGCATTGTAGTAGCTTTTTTTGGTCGATGCGGGAGCCGT